AATTTAAGAGAGGTTTCCGTAGGGGTAGTAACTCAATTTTAGAAGTATTTTTGCAATACTCTAGGAATTAAAGGAATATATATTTTAAGTGTCCCTTTCATAGGGGTAGTAACTCATAAATTTCCTATATTTAGCTTTGTAGCAAGGGGATATGCCAAATGGCATATCCCCTTGGAGAACATTTGATCAAGCTGCTTTTTTAGAACTCACTGGTTTTGTCACTCCAAATCCTGAGAGTGCAATACCTTTTGCTTTATAGACACCTTGGGCAATAGCCAACACATCATAAAGAGACAAATATGGCTGGGTATTCGTCTTATCGTATGTCCATGTGGAACGACTCTCCAAAACATCAGTCATACTTGGGGAGTCACTCCCTAGTAGCTTTTCAGCTAGATCTTCTGGCTTCATAAGAAAATCAACTTCAGATGTTGATGGAACCACCCAGTTGTTTTGGATGTAACATAACTGAGCAAGTAGTTCGATGGCATGAGCAACTTTTGGATCCGTTACTTTCTGTCGAACCGTATTTCGACTAATACTGACATCCGTCATTGCCGGTTTGTGCGTAGTCTTGTTGCCAATTAAACCAAAATAACCATTCTCACGTAGATAATGGTAATTACTAAGTTCGCTCTGAATTCCACCCATCTGACTGACAACCAGGGGGAGAGTCGTTCCACTCATGTTGTTTTTACCACGTAACATGACGGAGGTCACTTCACAGAGTTCTGCATCACTTCCACCCAAGCTCGGGTATAAACAATGTTTATCTGGATCTAACAATCCGTGCACTTTACGCATTTCGATGTTGTTTGACATCAAGAAATTGAAATCCGATCCAACTTCTTTGAGTTTGTCAGAAGCCTTCATGTTAGGAAGACCTTTAGGAGTTTGTGCATATGGATTGAGTTCATATTTGTTACCAACATGCGCTGATAACATGAAGTAGATACCTGCAGTTGTTGCCAAGCGAGGTAATTGTGAAAGCATCATCTTCTTGATCATGCCATCTTTCATGAAGATCATGTTGGTATCAGAAGATCCAAGAACTTTTGAATCCAGGGTTGATTGAACATGACCAGAGGTCATTTTTGACCAGCTATCATAGACAACAAAAGTAGGTATCCACATCCGTAATGGTTTACCTGTCCGAAGATCCACGATGGGAGAATCTACCATAAACTCATCGGCATGGGCAATTTTGTAGGTAGCCATTTTCTTAAGTTGGTCAAAGAAATCTTCTGCTGTAACTTCTGCCGGTGTTGTAATAATCATACGTTTATCGAATTCATCCATATCGGTGAATCCAGAAAAATGCATCAATCGATCTTTTTTCTGGGCATATTCTGTATCAAAAACAAGACATGATGATTTTGGATACCACTGCATTGCCCGAACGGTATAGGAAAATAGTTCTGTAGACTTGAACATTTGTTCACGACCGATGACGGCATTGGTGGTGCTCAATCCGCCATTTAATACCATACCGCCATGAACACCAGGAACAAACGCCCCAGTTTGAATATCAAGTAATGTGCCTGTATTTAAATAAGGTTGAAATCCAGCATCACGAAATCCGGTGGTTTGTAGAAGACTCACAGAAAAGATTCCTTTATACAGAGAGGAGTATGATGGGATTGACATACTACAGTATTGAACTTTTTAAGAAATGACAGATCCTTAATTCTGGTATAAACGATCATATCATACCAAGGTCAAATCTATTTTAAATTTACCTCCAAAAATAATGCTTCTCTATTCTATGAATGCAAGATATCATTTTTGTTAAGACTGGAGTCATTGTTAATGAACTACGATCTCCCCGTATCGTATATTGCACTTGAACATCTGGAAGAGTCCATTGAATTAAGTGATGCAACTGAAGTGTATCAGTTCGTTCTTCGAACCTTTGATACATTTACAAGAATCATTAATAATTTCAAAACTAGTTTAAAAGGATTTAATCGTAATTTCAAACGATCTGAATTATTAGCGTATCATGAATCTCATCCCTTCATGATTAATCAGTTCTTCAAAACACAACAATTTAATTTGGATCTATCTGTACCCATTCCATCAGGAATGAAGGTCACATATCTACATGCAACAACTATCCTTGAAACTCTATATTCAACTCTTGATATTAATTCTACAATAACAGCTCTTCAATTTTATTTCAGTGAAGTCCAAGCCGGTCGTTTTCCAGTAACAGAAGATACTACAAAACTTATTTCTAAAGTATCAAAGAATGATGTTGAAAAGACCCTTAGAGATATTTTCAATGCCAACAAAACAATGGAAGTACCACTTCGAAGTGTGATTCCTTCTTTTGATGAGTTAATTGCAGTTGATCTGCATATTCTTGGATACGATACAATTTTTAAGAATGTAGAAACTGTTTGTTCTGCATTAGATGCAATTGAAAAAATAATTGATACACATGTTACTTCAATTGAAACTCAGACCACACCTATTGATAAGGTTGCAGTTCGAGCTCTGTATCAATTGGTACATACAGCCAGTGTACAGTTGGATATGTTTGGGGTTATTCTGACAGAACTCCAGAGGGTAGAACATAATTTTGTTATTTGTCTGAGACGGCTTGTAACAACTCATGGCCAACGATAATAAACAGTCATCCTAACAAGGATCCTCGATAAGAGGATCCTTGTTAGTGCAACCACTAAGCTTAGCGGATACTGGTCAGATGCACCGAGATAATCGGATCACGGCGAGATTCCAGTTCAGTACGGAAACGTTCAAACGACGAACATTTCAACACAAGACCACGTTCCAATGCAATGCGGCTATCGAGATCAAAGAAGTTGTCTGCAGTTACTTCCGTCCTATAGTGCACGGGAGACAACCCATCCGTCCGCGGAATGACCATTTCGATCCGAATGAGATTAAGCTCACGATCGAGCTCGATGGTCTCAACGGCATGCAACGGCCCAACCTTGCGTTTGGTATCGCCACTCGTCGGCAAGTCTGCATATTGACTGTTACGAACCGACACGATTTCCGCATAGATCTTCCGACGGAAGGTTTCTGGCGTGCAGGATTCGATTGGCCCATATGCACCCTGCTTCATGTTGGAAGCAATGGCACGACTGGCATCCGTGCTACTGATCATCCGAATCATGTCCATGTACACAGGGACACTGTAGTCAGATGTCATTCGCTCTTCGGTAGCTCCGTGTAGTGCTGCAAGTGCCGCCGGAACATCGCCGCTCTCACCACGCCAGGTGCGGGTTGAATGTCCTGCTAACGAACATGTCAATTTTGCAATCGGACGAGCCGCCCGCTTGTTGCGATCGAGTGGCTGGTTCTCACTGGAGAGATATTCTTCACATTCGATCACGCGATAGATCAGAGTCAAACTATCAGCCCGACGCTTCCAGCCGATGGCGAAATAAGTACCGATACCGACACCAATTGTACCATGATTGATACCAGTATTGGCTGGATCGTTGTTGACAAAAAGGACATTATCAATGTTGACTGGACGAGCGTCGGTGCCTGCGATGACCTGACAGAATTCGAATCCGGTACCATACGAAACGGTGGCAACGCCGACTTCTGAAAGAGTGGGGGTGTCGCAACGGTCATCACCGCGATGCTGTTCACGAACAACGGAAGGAATAGCAATAAGACGAACTGCGTCGATACCTTGCTCATAGATCGTCTTGGCGATCTCAGCAATGTTGATATTGAAACCACGTTCACTCTTGAACATAGGAATTTTATTTTCGACAGGAGACTCTACCTCATCAAACTGAATGAACAGTGATGGTTCCTGAACTTCAGAATTATCCATTGAAATCATACGCCTTTGTTTTCGCAGTTGGCAGGAATGGCTTCATACAAATATGAATACCACAGAAGATGCACGAGTATAATCACATTAAGTCTGTGACTATATTTTTTTGTGTATGCTCCCATCAAGAGGTGTGTGGGTGCATACAATATACAACACTGTATTATTTATTACCACTCTGGTGCACACTTTATCAAACACCAGAGTTTAGAATACAATGTCATTTTTAGAAGAGCGAAATCTGCTCATCATCTGCTTCATGGGGCTGATTGGGAACCCCACGATCACCTTGGGTGCTAAGTGGGTCTGAATAAATATCTGTTATATATTCAGGAGATAATTCTACATCATCTCGAATACCAAACACCGGATGAAACCGATATGCACAATATTGATGAGCTACCGGCGTATCATCGACATACCGATGTTTTCCACGTTGCATTGTCAGATAAGAGGTTCCCTCGAGATTACGTTCGATGTGAACAAAGACTTCAACATCAATTTCACGTGTCACATCAAAGGAATCTGCCAATTGATTGGTATCAAGTCGTTTAACAACATTGGTGATACCACTTGACGCTAACTTCTTGGCCTCTCGGTTTAATGGGTGTGCCCCAACAAAGGTAATGCCTTTGGTTTTAGTATAGTTACACAAGGCACTGAACAAGGCTCGTACTGCAAGATCATGTCGACCTGCAGGTTCGGAACTAATTCCATCTTTTGCCATTAGGTTGGGATAATCTACACTGGCAAGAACTACGGCAAATCCTGAGTTTTCAAACATCTCAATCGTTTCGACAAACTGTGGATAATTAAACTTAGAAGGCAGATGTCGTTCAATGATCAATGTGTATCCTTTAGCAGAAAATGCTTCATATGTCCAGGTAGTCACTTGATCATCCGTCAGGTGATCTGATGTCATTTGATTGATTGTCTGATAGAAGTGACGGAACATCCAAACAAAATTCTGATACGCTTCATTTTCTAGAGAAATTAGAAGAACAAGAGCTTTTTTTCCAATATCTTCTGGTGCTAAAGCTGGAGCATTATACAAAGCAATCCATCCAGTGATACTCATCAGCATACCAGATTTATAATGATGAGGAAGAGCATAAAAGGCCATTGACTCGCCCCGTGCAAGACCACCTCGTTTACCTAACATACGATTAAGGCCTTGTAAACCAAGTTTCATTACCCCGGTTACCGCCATCGCTTTATGCTTCTGTAGACCTGCCTGCATCGAAGTTTTATCAGACAAATCAATTCGTTCAATTAAAGAACGACCACCTGAGGATGTGGTGGATGCTGTATTTTCAAATGCAGTTTCAACTTCTTTAGCAATTCCAGTGAGTTTTCTTAATTCAGCAATTTGATCTAACGGATTGATCATGTCACCAGCTTTAGCCAATGTGCCATAAAACGACCGTGCCATTTTATTACAACGGTTCATGATGAGCACATTTTGAATACGATCAACATAGGATTGACGTTTTTCTGGTGTCATCAATTCTGTTGACATAAACGTGGCATTCAATAACTGATAAATTTCTCCTCGTTTAGACAAAACAGCATCTGATTGGAACTTGAGAAGAATAATACGCAGTTCATCCGGGTTCTTTTTTGAGACCCCAGTATCCATAATAGCTTTGAGAATACGGATATAAAAACGAGCAATATCGTGATCGATTGTTGAATTGTTACGGGCATCAATTTCAAAGAGCATAATGAGCTCTCGAACAAGGATACGAGATTGGTCTGTGTTATCATTGATGATGAACAGAATACAATCGAGAAATAAGTCCGGTGACATGAGCATTGTGAATTCCCGATATACTGGGTGAAACGGGTCCCCTGGATCAACGTAGAGAGGACATGCAATAAATCATATTATGGAGGTTCATTGATATTTTTTAATTAGAAAGAGTTTATAACAAATATCATATCACATTATAGACAGAGTTATTTCCTTTTTAAAGGAAGCTGTTTCAAGGAGTCGTTTTGCATGTCGATAGCCAAATGCCCACCTCTATTGTTGCGTCGTCATGCCACTATGACTGGTATGGAGATGCTTTTGCCACCACAACCGATGGTCACTGCTGGACTGCCTTCGGTACGACTGATTGATGTGCCCAATCTGGTTTGGACAGATGAAGAGTGCAATCGATACATCTTTGCCCAATGTGTCATGTATTTCTACATCAGTATTTTTATGACCCTCGAGACCAGTCAGATATATCGAGACCTTCTGAAAAAAGTAGTGATTGAGATTCGATCTGCCTGGCAGTCACGAAAAGTAACCGATCGTGCACTTGGTGAATTTATTCGTACCTATTTTCCAGATGGTACGGTACATCTGCAAGGACGTGAATTCATCGATGCATTGAGGATGGTAAGCAGTCGTTTGGTATCAGATAAAGTTTATCCTGGTATCAATGATATACTTGCCATTGTATGTACTGTCTATGATGATCGTGTTGCAGTCGTTAATGATGTTACTCCCTATCGTGTTACTTTAACATCGATTGAAGGGTATACGTCACCGACATTTACACTGACACCAATTCATCATCCGGTCACATTGAATACCAGCAATTGTGTTTCTACCCCGGACCTTGTCTGGAAATTCATCAATAGTCTTAATATTCCAGGTCTTATTCAGGGACCTGGTGAGTTTACTTCATATCTTACGATTCTTGCCATGTTGGCTCTTCCTATGGATCCTGTTGAACTAACAGCATCCCTCGGGTGGAATCTGATATCTAACAATAAAGCAGGTGTTTCTTTCCTTAATTATCTTGCAATGTATTTTCGACAGCAAGCACTGGGTATTGACTATACTTTATCCCGTCTGGCAGATCCTCGTCGCATGATTATGCAACAACTGCATAATTTCTGTGGTATAGGTGCAACAACCATTCGTGATACAAATTATGTCATCCCATTTCTGAAAGCCGTTGATGACCGTTTCGAGTGTCCCAATATTGAAATCTCAGATTCTGATGATGCACTCTACCGGCAATTGAAAGAGGTAACTTCTACAGGTGGTCTTCAGTTTATTCGAAAACTAAACTATGATGAAAGTACTGAAGCAGCCAAAGCTAAGATTACCGCAGGAGATCCTCCGGAAGATCCAGAGGTGCCTGACAAACCAGTTAAAACAAAAAAGAAAACACCACCTGGTACTCCAGAACCGGAGACACCAGACGATACTCCACCAGCTGATGATCCGAAATCACCAGATGCAACTGATACCGGTGCATTTTCCGATGATGCAGATCCTACAGCGGATACTTCAGATTCATCGCAAACAAGCGATGATATTATAGGCCAAACTGGTGATCCGAACCAAACGGTTCCACCGCGACCTGTAAGCACGTTGTTGCCTCTTGCGTTGCCATCTGAGACCATCGATGATCATCTTTACCGGCTTACGGTATTGCGATATGTTGCAGGTCTCATCAATGCAGCCGACCCCGACGTTACTGCCGAAGCCATCAATTTATTGAAGGTCTGGTGTGGATCGTTGTTGTTCATCGCCGCCGCCACTACCACCAGAACATTGGTATCTCAGCTCAAATTGACTGAGAAATTAAAGGAGTTTGCAGAGTGAGTAATCCATTGACTGCTTTTGAAACCTATAAGAAGAATTATCTGGCGCATCTGTCACACACTGCAGCTCCTGCGGACGTGGCGACGGTTAAAGACATTTTCAATCGTACTCATACCTTTTTGGCAACAGAATCCCTGACTACTGGAAACACCGATCCCGGTCTCGAATCGCTTGACACCATTCCGAAGCTGAACGTCAACCGTTCGGATGCTTTCGGCGGGCTGAGCGTCGAAAAGCTGCAGGACTTCATCGACTCGTGCAAGGTGCCAGCTGATACCCGGACCGAGTGTGCTCTCGAAGTGGCTCGCATTCTGTCTGGTGGTACCTCCGATGCGAAGATCTTTGCAGACAAGGGCCGTGCCAATGCCAAGCAGATCCCGATGGGTCAGCTCTATGGTGCTCAGTCGATTGCTATGGTCAATGCGCAGGCATCCCAGGCTATCGAATCCTTCGGCGAATACTCTGACCGCGTGACCAGCGATTCTCGTCTCGCCGTGGCCCTGACCGTTCTGCGTGCCCACCGCTCGTTGATCGATCGTGTTCTGCCCCGTCGTTCGGCTGAAGATCCGGTGGTCATCATCAAGAGCCCGAACCCGGAAGTCTACAACCTCGATCTGTCGCAGAACCCGGTTGCTAAGACTCGTTATGCTGCAGCTCGTCAACCATTGATCGAACTGTATCGTGATCCGTCGGCGGTCAACACCACCCCACAGGTGATCAAACCGCTGAAAGCCAACGATACCGGCACCCCAGCTGCGCTGATCTCCGACAACCTCATCGTTGCTGGTCAACAGGTCAACTTGTTTGACCTGACGCTGAATGCGAACACCATTGGCTTCCAGGCGGTCGATTGGACCGATCTCGTGTCCGAAGGTGGTTCGGTAAGTTCGGTGTTGGTGCAGGTCACGTCGACCCCGCTCACTGGCTCACCGGTTGTTGAGACCTATTCGTTCCCGACTCAGTATCTGCGCAGCGCTGCGTTCGTTACTCAGACCAACGTGAACGATTCTGGTGATCGTGCAGCGGCCCTTCGTTGCAAGTGGAACCTGACGGCTGGCTCGCTGATGGCCAATGGCAATCCCTCGGTCATCTTCGCACCGTTTACCGGCGTGAATACGAAGATTGATATCTCGTTCAATGCGGACCTGAATATCAAGACCTCGTATGTCAACGGCAACGGTTCGGTTGGTGCTTCTCTGTTCACGACTCTGCCGTCTGGCGTTCCGTCTGGTGTGTCAGCAGATTTTGCTCTGCTTACTTTCCAGATCATCGGTTGGACCCCGTATCTGTTCTTCTCTGAAGAGAACATGCGGAAAACGACTGGTGCTGTGCGTATGAACTTCAAGGAAATCGAGTTCCTGATTCCTGTCGGCCGTAACTTCATTGTCGATTACTCCCTGATGGGTCAGGAAGTTGGCGAAGAAGTGACCAACGTGGTATCTGAAGTCATCAATATCGGCAACAGTGCTCGTTCGGTGACCATCATCAATGATGTGATGAACTCGGTCTATAATCGTCTGGTGTACGAAGCTGCTAGCCCTGACATCGACTACTACTCGTCGGTTGCGCAGGACTATGTTGCTGGCACGCTCAGCCTGCCCCATATCTTCATCGGCACTCTCGATGTATCTCATGCTGCAGTGATGCGTGAATCTGAGCGTCTGTCGGATCTGCACAGCTACGTGACTTCACGTATCCTGGCGCTGATTGCGGATGCCCACAACAAGTCGATGTACACCGAGAACTTCGAGCCCGGCGAACGCGCCCGTTACAAGGTGCTGACCTCTGGCCCGATCGCTGAAGTCCTATTCGGCATTGAGCAGTATTGGAACAACCTTGATGACAAGGTTGAGGTTGCGCGCGATTCCAACTACTCACTGAAGCTGCCGAATGGTACCCAGCTCGACATCATCAAGTCGAACTTCGAGTACTTTGCCAACACGATGCTCGTGATCCCGGTACGCGATGCTAAGCCGGATGACGTGACTTCGTTTGGTACGATCCTCGATCGTGGTACGTTCGTCGGTCAGTATACCCCAGTGTCTAACGGCGCGGCGAACAAGCGTATTGTGGCTAACAGTCGTGAGATCCTATTCCCCACGAATCCGCTCGGGTTTTTGATCACTGTCGCTGGTCTCGATACCGAACTTTCCTTGCTGCTCGATCAGCCTGGTCTGATGGAATAACAAAAAATAGACTAGACTTTACTAACGGTATCTCTCTCCCTGGAGCAATCCAGGGAGAGAGTATCGCTATTTTGAAATTATAGTTGAGCAGATTCAAAATCACCAGTTTCAACAAACTTCTGGAGATATGGAAGTAATTTTGCAACTTCAGCTCGTGTTAAATGCATGGGATGCCTCATCAGTGTCGCGAACCCAAACCACACGCCGTCTTTACCTGCTGCACTCGATATCTGTAACTTAATGGGATTTCCCCATTCATCTTGGAATGTGACACATGGTAATTCTCGTGTGTCATTCCCAAGATGTTTGATATCAATCCTAACCCAACCTCCATATAAACTCTACACTATAGTAATATGTATTCAAAAAATATTCCATGCTAGGATCAAACTAATTCATCATCCAAGATCGGTATTTTATACACCACACGTTACACTGTTTGGATTATAAACAATGAGCAAATATGTTGATGAATACATTCATGGATGCACAATTCCCAAGATGTTTGATGGATCCGATGCGGTAGTTGTCAAAACACTTCGTCACATGGAAGATGGTACCGTTGTTCCAAGGTTGGTTACTATCGATAAACCTCGTAGATCATTCTACGTGACAAAACCAAATTGTCGTAATAATGAATTAAAACGAGAATGGGAACTTACAACCAATCTTGATCGATATGATGTCTATAATTATCAAATGACAGATGTCCTATCAAAAGCCCTAAGTGATGGTCGATACACAGGGGGAGGAAATGGATATCAATCTCTTAGAAAATTATGTGATAGTCCTTATGTTTATGGTGCCGATGTAGACATCGAGACATTAATCAAACATAAGTTTATGAAGACCTTTGACGAGTCTGGTAAATCACCAGCTCCTCTTACAACTGGATTTTTTGATATTGAAACAGATGTATTACATGGTGAGGGTGACTCACCCAACATCATTACAGTAACACATGAGAATAAAGTTTATACAGCAATTCTTGAAACTTTCTTTGTGGTGAAAAATCCAGATGGAAGTTATCGTCGTGGAGATCTAGAAGAGTTTAAAGCCTCATCTAAAGAAACTTTAGATATACATATCGCTGAATTGCTTGATGCTCATGTTAAGAAAAATCCAAAATCACAGCTAAAACAAATTGTGGCCTCTAAACCATTTGAGTATTATTATTATGTTGGTAAAACGACACTTGAATTAATTCAATGGATCTTTGGTGCAATTCATAAAAACAAAACTGACTTCTTAGGTATTTGGAACCTTGACTTCGATATTCCAAAAATCATGAATGCCATAAAAGCTGCTGGTGCTCGATATGAAGATATTTTCTGTCCTCCAGACCTTAATTCAAAATATCGGTATGTTAAATATCAACGAGATGAACAGGTCGCCGATAGTATCTATAAACTGTGGCATTGGTTACATGCTACTGGGTATTCTCAGTTCATTGATAGCATGTGTTTGTACAGTATTTTACGAACTGTTGCTGGTGGGGAATCTATGAAACTTGATGATATCCTTATCTCCAATGATCTTGGTGGCAAACTAACATTTAAAGATGACGATCCCGCCACTGAGCATTTATCTGGTATGGATTGGCATCGCCATATGCAGAAGAATGAAGCTTATAAATACATCATCTACAACCAATTCGACTGTATCTCTCTACAGTTAATGGAATGGAAAAATAATGATCTCAGTTCAATGGCTGTTCTGGGTGGTATAAGTCGGCTTTGTAAATGGACACGACAAACACGAAAGATTGCAGATTCTTTCTATTTCTATGGATTAGCTGTTGGTAAAGTCATGGCATCTCCTGGACAGACCATGGAAGATAAGTTTGATGATCTAATTAAAAAAGTAGGTGGGGCGGTCCTTCGTCCTGAGCGAACCACCGGTATTGGGATGCGTGTCTTTTCTGATAGACCAGATATTATAACCATGCTTCATCCCTTTACAGGAGATGTTGACTTTTCTGGTATGTATCCCAATTGTACAATTACGGGAAACATCTCAAAAGAAACTAAAATCTCCTGTGGTCTAGAAATCAGTGGAATGTCCCATCAGGCCCTATGGGCATATTACTCACTGTCCGTTAGTCTCCGAGAAAATGCTGTGTTGATAGGATCAACATATTACGGGTTAAAAGGATATAGTGAGATGAATGAAAAGTTTGCAGCACAATTTGCTGTCATGTAATCTTGAAACTCTAGATAGATCTTCCTGCAGGAAGATCTATCTAGAACTAGAATACAATTTCAAATATGCTCCACCATAGATATGGGATTCACTATTGACATGAAGAATTTCTAGATATAGATATTTTGCTTCATCTTTTACAAGGTGAGTCGGAATGATTTATTTCCTGATGTAAAAGGTGTATGCAAAATGAGAATGCAACTTTGTAAGGTCGTATTATAATGACCAGTCGAAATTCTATTCGTATATTTTCGTGTGATCCAGCTTTGACCAATTTTGGATATTCACTCCTTGAATATAATCTTACAACTGGTCATACAACAGTTATTAAAAGTGGTACGATTACAGGAAAATCTCTTGTTAAATCACAAGTTGCATTACAAAAAGAATTTGAAAAACGACATATTGTTATTTGGGAACTTGAGAGACTTCTACAATCAATGATCATTGAATTTAAACCTGATTATGTGGTATCAGAATCTGCATTTTCACATCGATTTGTTCAAGTATATGCTGCTCTTATGCTTGTGATTCAAGCAATACGAACTGCGACTATGCGGACGTTGGGAAAAGATATTCATCTTATTGCACCTCGAGAAAGTAAGAAGGCAGTGAGTCATACAGGTGCTGCTGAAAAGGTTACAGTACAACATGCAATCTTCAACAATCCCAATGTTACTATCAATGAAACAAAAACAAATTCAATTGCAGATATGACAGAACATGCCTATGATTCAATTGCTGCTGGATTAGCATTTATTCAAAACTATCTTCCTACCCTAATGGCAAGTGAAAAAATTATGAGGTGAATAACTTAAGGTACAAGTCAGGGACCGATGGTCCCTGACTTGTATGTAAACAGTAGTTTACAGCTTGAGAGCTTGTTCAATTGTGAGAGTAGAACTATCAATATGGTTAATACGAGTGATCGTGATGAGGACCTTCTTCTACGATAGGAAGAAGGTCCTCATTGGGATAATATTCAACCTCCCCTCTGGCGTCAAGACGATATTTGAGTACAACCTTCCATCGGTTTGTATCCGTTGGCATGATTGAGCATCCTTTCATCTTAACAGACTACAGTGGGAATTCCCATAGCTGTCAAGTCATTCATCAGTGATCCAACTGCACGCTTGGCTTCACCCAGGGTAGCAAACGCAACGTGTTGTTGAAATTGATCCGGTTTACTTTCATCTGGTACGATATAGAATGGATGTAGTGGGTTGTTCTCATCATACTGAATATAGACTTTCGTACCGTGCAGTTTAATCATACCCGGTTTAATGATAATCCACGGTTGTCCAATAACCTTAGGCGTGTGGGGTACCTGATATGGATATAGTTGTTCAATGTCAACATTAGCACTCCAAGGCTGAAGCTTGATTGCTCCCTGAGACATCCCTGGCCCAAATCTGGCAATGGGTGTCGTGGATACCACACGATCGATGGCCTCAATAGAGATATCCACACTATCGGGATCAATCCCACAGAAGGCAAAGAACATTTTGACTGCGAGTGCTTGATCCAGCTCACCTGTCACTGCATATTTTCCATCGACCATTTCGGCACGGGACGGATCGTGTGCAGTGACAGTGAAAATATAGACTTTATGTGCAACCGTAGTGACAACATGTTGGTTTGAAGTATCTGTAGGAGTTTTAGGTACTGCAGTGATACCAACCAGATATCCATCTTCATTTTCTTGACCAGATAGAAAATGTTTACCATTTCGACATGGAACAAACAAGCGACCCGTGTCATCTGCTTGGACAGTATGGGTACCTTCTGTTGTGCACGTAAACCCACTGTCAAAATGAACTTCCATTCCTACAACAACATCCTGAAACTTCAAATATGGGGTGCCTGAGGCATCTGCGTTTGTATCAGTCATGATAGAGTACCTTCTGTAGAATATGAAAAATAGAAAGACTCTAACACCAGCAATGGTGTTAGAGTCTTTCTATCGTTGTCAGTAGGATAGTTAGCTCATCAGTGCAGTGATGATCTCACTGGTCCGCAGTTCGGCCGCCTCATCGATCAGACTGCTGGCCTTTGCCACAACAGTAACACGACCGAAGCGCTTCAGCTTTTCCTGGGTCTTCGGGTTCCGAGACTCAAATTGAGCATCGATATCGATCTTCAGTTGACCATCGGGACGCGCGATCTTCACAACCCCATGCAGACCTTCCGGATCTTCTCCCTTGTCCTTGGCATCGATGATCTTGACCTTGAGATCTTCGGTACCAACAGCGATGGCTCCGGTGACGAGAGTCTTTTCAGCTGCGGTCAGGGCATGGATGGTTTCTGGAGTGATCTGATGATTTGTCTTCATGTAGTCGAGATAACTGGTCTGCGGCATTGTACGTACGCCACCCGACATCTTGCTGTGATCGAGAATGAACTTCTCAGTGGACTCAGTCATGGAAAGGATCCTTCTTTGTGGAGGTATTTCGTCATTGCGAAATGGATGTCCACTTTTGGTTGCAACCAAACATTAGGCACGTCATGTCTGTGGGGATACAACAGACATTCTCTTTCCGCATAGTTGAACATCATTCTACCATGCATCCAACATCGTGCACGACATTAGATAATCTATAAACGATATCTCTGTTCTTAAGTAGATGTATCTATCATAGACTGGATTACACTGTTGTAATATAGGTCTGAACACGCAATGATTTTTTTGAATGTATCAGACAGACGAGGAGAAATTGAAGTTCTCTGTGGATACAGGAGTGCTTCTAACCTCATGTAATATTCATCATAATTTTTAAAATACACAGATATCCTGTGTTTTATTATCAAGACTAGCCATATTGTACATAGTCAATTCTAAAAAACCTGTTATCCATAAGGGAGAATCTTGTATGAAAATTACGTATATCGCACTATTTCGATTCATCCCATTCTTGCATAGTAACACAGAACTCTTGGAATTAAATATAACAAGTGATGTACAAAACATCATTGGAACAAATGGTTCTGGAAAAACATCTTTGTTATGGGAACTTAATCCTCGTCCAGCGACTCGAAGTGATTTTGGTGAAGGTGGGTACAAACATATTCAATTAATTCACAATTCAATTGAATACAGACTGGAATCAAACTTTGCCAATTCTAGTAAAGCTCATTCTTTTGTTCGAGATGGAGAAGAACTTAATTCAAGTGGTACAAGTTCAATTCAAGAAGAATTAGTACGTCGTGAATTAGGCTATACCCCACAGGTGCACAGTCTCTGTTATGGAGAGCAAAGACTGAGTTCAATACGCATGGGATTACGGGAGACTTATCTCCTTACCATTCATCCGTGTCAAATGAAAATGTTGTTAGATTTACATAAGAATGCAGAACGTCGGCTTCGAGGATTTCGAGACAACATGAGTCTATTGTTAGAACGTCGTACCGCACTTTCTACCCAGATGATTGAACCCACGCTTCGAGATACTCTTCAAGTTGAAAATGATAAACTAACCCACGAACTCGCTGCCATCATTGGATCCATTCATAAACTTTCTAATCAGAAGAGAAATGTTCTTAATACTCTTTCCAATTCTTCAGCAATTTCACAAATTAGAAGTATACAAGAACATCGTTCTGCTCAACAGAGATATCCTCTTTATAGTTCTATTATTCGAAATCAATCCCATGAAGATCATCGTACTCTTATTGCAAGTGAGATTAGTAGTTGTAAAACACGACTCTTAGGAATAACACAACAGATTCAATCGTTAACTGTAGAGATTGATAAATACGAACAATATATCCGGCATAGTGACGCACAAGGTGCGATTGATGTTATTGAAGCTGCTCTTGAAACATTAAAGATAGATATTGCAGCATTGCAAAATGATGTCGTTGAATATCCGTTTGACACCTTCTATCTTGATGATATTCCATCCCACGTTAGTCATCTTGCAGATCTCATTGCTCCATTTATTGAATACAAAGCTACTATTCCCGCAATGCGTGATGTGCAACGGATACAGTTGAAATATGATCAAGACATTCAACACCTCTCGAGTTGTGAACGAGATGAATCGGGTCTTCTCAATCGTATCTCTGGGATTGAAACACGACTGAAAGAACGTATCCTTGAGACAATCCCTAATACGTGTCATAGTTGTGTATTATTTCAACAATATAGTTCAACTGTAAAACAACTTCAAACTGAATATGATGGAGTAGATACAGATCTCAATCGAATCAAGTTACGAAAATCTAGATTGCTTCAATTGGTGAATGGAAGACGTGATCGACTTACTGCATTCAGTCATATTGTCCCTCAACTTCAACGACTTGAACAATATCTAAATGAACATCGTTATTTGTTTATTCCTCTTAAAC